CAAATGCGTAATTACTTCCATAAGGACATCCAGCACATCCTGTTCTTTTTAATCCATATTTTGTATAGCAATCTGAATGTTTAATATTAAAGAATCTTTCATATGCAACTTTGTCTTCATCCTTATAATAGAACACAGGTCTATAATAATCACAATCGCCACCATTGTTTTTGTTGTCTGAAAAACAACTTTTATACATTGTGGCACGAATTCCACCTTCTGCCTGTCTTACTCCTATTATTTGCAAATCCGCATTATATTTTTTAACCAGGTGTTTTCCAACGTCTTTTTTTGCATATTTGCAACATTTATTTGTAACTTTAAAGTTAATAGGGTTTTCAAGCATAAATTCTTTGAGATATCTATTATATCCAATATCAAACCAACTTACCGTTTCAAATCCGTGGCTTTCTGTATAATGATTTGTCCACCAAGATATAGAACTTTTTGATACATTTGGATATTTTGCGATTAACTCTTCATAAGTTCCATCTTCAAATCCAAATCCTTGTTTTTGTAATCGCTGAATTTGTTCGCTTACATACTTACTTAAAAAAGGTTGTCCTTCTTGATGAACAGTAAGTGGAATCGGCTTAATTGCTCTTTCTCTTAATATTTTTATTCCGTAAATGGCTTCTAAATAATCAAGATGTTCTTTAGTTGCCTTATATTCCAATCCTGTATCAAACCATACATATTTGATTTTCTTGTCCTTATCTACTTTATAACAAATATCAAGCATTATATCCGAATCAGATCCGCCTGATATTGAACATAATATTGTTTTATATTCCGGTTTGTTTATTATGAGATTCGCTTTTAATAGATTTTGGAATATTGTTGGATTGTTCAACCCTTCGCACATCTTTTCTATTTGTTCAACTGTCATATTTATGTTCCTATCTGCTAAAATAATGGTCTTTATATGAAAAAACCGGTGTTCCAAACGAATGATAATAATCCATGCGGAAGTGTAATATATCATACCTTGTACGGCTTCTTAATTCGTCCGATACGGCTTTTTTCGTTTCTTCGGTAACTTCTACCTTATTAATCCGATTATTGCTCACAACTTCGAATTGATGCTTCTGATATATGATTTCTGTAATACTCTTTTCCCAGGCATCACACCGATTAAGGATGCAATCTGTAACATAAACCTTGCCGAGATATCCTTGGTCACCGGCTTCGGCTTCAACACACCGACATAAAAGTTCAAATTCTTCATCGGAAATAATTTCTTCCGGTTCTATTGGCTTTGATACCTGAATCTTTCTAATCGCCAACATTTCGTTGAATGCTTCAACTTTCGGTGCCTTTGGAACTTGTATCATCATCATCATTGCTAATATAATTCCTGCAAACATCTAATCACTCTCCATTTTCGCGCCGCTTCCGAACACCTTTTTACCGTGTTCGTATATTGGCTCTTTATCAAAATCTTCTCCGCTAACCGCTCTATTATATGCGATTGCTCTTTGCGCCATTTCTTGTTTGTATTCTTCGCAAGAAAAAATACAAAACAACTTATTTCTCATTCTATCCTGTTCTTTATCGTAACGATTGCAAGAATTACACTTTTCAATAATCATCGCCATATCTATTCACTCTCCTTATCTATCTTATCATTTCTCGGTAAAATAATTATTGGTTGTCTGCCGTGTCTGAAATAACCGCCCTTGCAATCACTCTTTAGATGATAAAATCTTATCGCTTCTTTAAGTTCTTCCTTGGTCATATAGGTCATTCTGTGAAATCCGAACTGAAAGTATGCAAAATACGGATATTTGACGGGATTGTCCTTGCGTTCCTTTTCTTTGGCTTCATACCTGGTGCAAAACTGTTTATATTCTTCGCTTTCTCTTGTCATTCTTTCTCCTTTGGAACATATTTAAGTTTGTCGCAATTCACCTTTTCTATTGCATCTTTAGGCGAATCAGCTTCAACTAAAAAGAATCCGTGATACCATAAGTCGAACACAAGATAAAGCCGTTCTTCTGCGTAGTAAGTTATATATCTGCCATTCTTTCCGTATGGTTGTTCACATAACAAATGGGGGATCTTCTCGTATAACTCCCATATTGCTTTATCTACGTTTATTTCCATCTTTGCACCACAATTAGGGCAATATTTGTCATAACCTGCATTTACTTCAACCGAACCACATATAGAGCATTTTGCTTCTTCACAATATATCTCTTCTGTTGTACCTAGCATAATCCAATGCCCTGTCTTTGGCTCTTGTGGTGTTACTGTTAAAACTGCTTTATCCACAAGTTCTTTTAGCTCATCTTTGGCAAATTTTATTTCTGCTATTGGAACAATCTTTGGCTCTTGCGGTTTGACGGACGGTAACTTCTCAATTTCAGACAAAGCATCTCCCTTAAACTCTTCTCTTTCTATAATCTCAAGTACCGCCTTACGACTAATTAAGTCGGTATCTTCGGTGAGTGGTTTGCCATGCATAAGAGATACAAGTACATTATTAAGCAAAACATGATTGATTTCATCCTCTCCATAATATTCGTATTCGAGTTTTTTATAGTCTTCTTCGCTTATATCAATTATCAACTTCATTGTCGTTCTCCTTATCTGCTTCTATGATTGTTGGTACTTCACAACGTATCTTTGGTATGCAACCTAAAATATCAATGTCTTTACGCAACCGCATGAATATTGCATCATTCTTTCTTAAAAACTCCACTCTATCTTCGATTGCTCTAACTATCTCATCCTCGTCTTTTAATCTTCCGTGTCCTTTTGGAAGTGATATGCCGTTCTTGATTGCATTTCCAATAACTCCACCATGGTCATAATAACAGCCTTTTAAGTCATTGCTTTCGGCACAATCAAATGCCTGTTTTGCTTCTTCGGGTATCTTAATTACTAACTCTATATCTGCCATATTTATTCCTCGCTTTCTGCCTTAATCTTTTTACGAAATGCCTTTAAGAATGTTTCAAAAATAAAGTCACACTCGATACAGTTCTTTTCGGCATAATCACAAAGGTCTTTTATAACCCAATCGGCTTCAAAATCCATATCCTTTTCTGCCATTTCAACAAATGCGGGTTTGCTCATTCCTTATCCTCACTTTCCTGTGGCTCAAACATCTTTGCTCCGCAATTAGGGCAATACTTTGTCTTTTTAATTTCTCCATGACCGCTTGCCGAATACATATCACCAGTAGAAACATATTCCATAATTGCATGTTCCCTACATGACGAACAATATACCTTGTAACTATAATCATTTATCTTTTCCTCTATCCATTCTCCCGTCTGCCGTGTTACGGATGGTAAACCATATATGGTTTCGACTTGCACCACATCGTATTTTTCTCCATCCACAACGATTGCGTATGCTTCTTTCAATGCCGCTTCACGGCTTATCGCATCTTCGCAAGATTCCTGTTCTAATACTTCAATCGCCTTCTTTATTGCTTCGCTTTGCTTCGGCATCAATCTTAAGATATCTGCCGCTTCTTTGTTTGTCATTTGTAATCTCCTTCCGCACATAACCACATCCGTAATCGCTACATTCTCCATCTCGGTATTTTTGACAAGTCTTGCACCACTTATCATCTGCTTCATAATACGAACAATCTTTCTCGTTTCCGTCATATGTGCAAATATTTCGTCCACAACACATTTGTTCACCGGTGTTAAGATTCTTACCCTGGTATTTACACTTAATAATCATATTGAATCCTTTCGCACAATATTCCTTTTACTTCATTTGCGGCCTTCTGCGCTTCTTCCTTATCATCCCAGGAACCCCAAAACCACAAAATTCCTTCGGATTCCCTCGCTACAACATATCTCTTGCAATTCTTATCAGCATTATTTATTTTTACCGCAAATTGCATAGCATAATCTCCTTTTCTTTGAATTCTTTGCATATAACCTTTATGTCTAACGTCGGGTATCCTTCCGGAAGTGTGATATTCACTTCCGGATTACACCACTTACATACGTTCTTGTGTTCACAAGAATTACATCTTAACAGATCCTTTATGTTCTTATCCATTATGTTTTTCCTTATAGACTTTTTCATTAATTTGTGTAAGCAAATTCCCAATTGTATGAAGGGTATTGATTATATCTCCGTTCTGCTTCTGTATACTATCAAGCTTTTGTTCAATCGCCTGGTTTGAAGTCTTTAATATTATGTTTGTTGCACTAATTTTTCTTTTTATGGTATCAAGCATTTCTGCAACTTCTCCGGATTCCTTTTCCGGTACTTCTTCTTTAATAGGCTCCTTGTATTCAACATCAATATCATACGTCATTTTTATAAGCATCACATCAGCTTTCTTTATGTATCCGCTATAAACACATTGCTTTAAGAATCCTCCTGTATGCCCTATTGATTCATTAAGTGCCGTTATTGTAATTCCTTTTGAAGATGCAAGCTTATAAAGTTCTTCTACCTTGCTTTCATCAATTTTTACAAAGTTTTTTCTGTCTTTTCCGTTTACCGCCATTTTTATGCTCCTTTCTTGCTTGGGTTTATTCCCTTGCTATGTTCTTATTATATTACCATAGTGATATAATGTCAACACCTTTTTCCCTATAAACTATTTTTTTTCAATTTGAAGAAGCGTTGCATTAATTAAGGCTTTTACATTTGCAGGAATCAATAAATCCTTCTTTTTTCGCTCTGACAATTGGTTGTATATATCACGGAAATTTGCCCTATCCGCCGCAATATTCTCGCTCATACATATATTGACAAATCCGATTCTTCTTGTGGCTTTTTCGGTAATTTCCGACATACTCGCATATGCTTCTTCCGGTCGTGTATATCCGAAGTTACTTATTGCCGCAAGAACTTCTTCCCATCCTTTTCCCCAATCTTCTTCCTCTGACGACATCTTCAATGCCGTTTCTCGCAGATCGGCAATTGTTGGTGCCCATTTGTTCGTGCTTACCCACGACCGAACACAAGATTCCAACACCTTATATGGTATATCTTTCAATTCTTCGTACCATATTGCCATTTTATATTTGTCCGCCTTAAACGAATCATAGCTTGCCACTATAATTCCGAATATAACCTTAAATTCATTTTCCGTCATTCTTCCAATCTCCAATCCATTATTGATTTGTACCTATCATCGATTTGTTCTTTCTTGTCTTTCTTTAATGGGAATAATCCTACCCATCCATTTTCAATCGATTGATTAATAATATCGATCTTTTCATCGTTATCGCTTGTAAGTTTATCCAACTTCTTGATATTAAGTTCCAATGCCTTCTGCGTTAATGGTCGCTTAATATCTTTTCGATGCTTAATGAAGTCTTCCAATGCTATACGAAGTTTATCATCCGGAATCGAATCCAACGCATTATATTTATTATCTTTATTTGATTTTTCTTTTTTAGATTGATTAGTATTTAATATATTAGTATTTAATTGTGGTTGATTTTCCACCTGTGGTTCATCCATAGGTGGTTCATCCATAGGTGGATTTTCCACCTTTGGTGAATCCATATGTGGATGATTGATATATGGTTCTTCATATATGTTATATACATATTCATAAGTGCCTTTATCTGTGCGCTCTTTTATGATTTCAAGATATCCAAAATCCTTTAATTCCTTAAGAATCGATTTGATTGCACCTTCGGATTCCTTATTAATCTTAACTAATCCTGCAATTGTATATGTCCATTCGTCCGGGAGTGAAAGAATCTGCGATAATAATCCCTTGGCTTTTAAGCTTAATTCATTATCTCGCAAGTGATAATTGCTCATTGTAGTATAATTCTTGTTCTTTTGTGTTCTGAATACCATTCTATTTCTCCTTTGCAATAAAAAAGCCGATATACAACAATCTCGACCTTTGTTATATACCGGCTCTTATGCCTTTATTAAATTCAAGTGCTTGCAAGCGGTCGAGAACTCAACAAGGCACATATATACTATATCATTCCTGCGGAATAATTTCAAGTATTACTCGATAATCTTTATCTTGATAAAACCTATCTTCGAATGCATAAACACATTTTCGATTATCATCTTGAAGTTTACCGCACTTGACCATCGCATCCAGGATGAATTTTTTGGAGAAAGCGATATTATCCAAATCTCGCTTACTGTTTTTTTCATACCAATGGAATATGATCTTAATTGGCTCGTTAAATGTCGGCAACTTGGTTAAAAAAATAGAAATATCGTCTTCGATACCGCTCTTATATTTGGATGCCTTATATGGATTTGTTCGGCATTCCCTTATGTATTCGTTGCAACTCGGCAATTTTAAGGGAATCTCACAAAACACTTTTTCCAAACACTTCAATGAATTTTTTTCTGTTTCCATGCTTTTTCTCCCACTCTGTCTGTGATAATTGCATCAAGTATAGATCCGCACTTCGGTTAAAATGAACTCCTTCATCAGATCCGTTATGATGATAATAACATAAATACACCCATAAGCCATATTTTTCGGAATTTTTTCGATTCGAAGTGCCGTGCCAACAATGATGCTTATGTAGGTTATAAGTTGTGCCACAGAAAAAACACTTCTTTTCGTTTGATATTATAGATTTCGACATATTCCCCTTTTCTTCAATTCATCATGGTATATTTTATTAAATTTACTCTGTGGCTTTGAAATTTGGCTTTTTGGTGCGTTTTTAATTTTATTTGATGATTTTATAGGCTTAACAATTTTAACCCCGTATTCGCTAAAATTTTTATCCATAATTTAATTCCTTCAATCTTGCATCTCTATATTCAACCGCATCTTCTAATGTTCTAAAAATCTTTTCCCTTTTCTGAATAATTACTCTAAATTGCTTCCTCTTATCCTGGTAAGTTATATATCTTTCCCCGGTATTACTGTGCGTAACTTTTTTAGGAGTCTTTAAATGCTCAATAGAATAATGGGCGTTTTCTTTTGGTGTCACCCATTCGAGATTTTCAACATTATTATTCGTGCGGTCGTAATCCTTATGATTAACATAATATTTGTATTCCGGATTCGGAATAAATGCTTCTGCTACTAATCTATGAACATAATACATATAACCATCGTTATCATCATATAAATGCACCTGCATATATCCATTCTTGATTTTATGCGGTTTCAATATTTTACCGGTTCTTATGCTCATAACTCTTCCATCGGTACATACTTTGTAGAATTCTTCGAATCCTCTTACGAATTTCCATTTTTCCATATGTTTTTTAACCTTTCTATTTCGTGTGGCGGTAATGTTTCAATTCCTAATTCCTGGGCATCAGAGATTATTCCATCAATTAATACCGCCATTTCTTTGCTATCATATTCGGACGATCCTTTAAATACCCTATAATGGATAAATTCTTTCCCTTGCAAAGATGCTCTTCCAAATTCTTCGTAATATTTGAAATACCCTTTGACATCAATATGCGCTTGAACACTTATCAAGTCGCTTTGTCCATATTTTTTGAGCATGGCAAGATATACGGAATCTTTATCAGTTCTTAAGACATCCGCAATCTTGCCAATAAGCACCCACGCATAGGCATTTGCATTAAGGGACCGTCTTTCTTTGTGTTCTTTTATGTCGTACAACTTTTCTTTATCCTGGTTAAATAACCACTCAATAATCTCTCTTGCATTGCCTATCATTTTTATTCTCCTATACGAATGGTAACTCTTCTCCAATGTTATCCGGAATATTCACAAATCCATCGCCTACATCAGAAGGTGCCGCATTTTCTGATTCCTTCTTTGATTCTGCAAATTCGCAGGATTCCACAATACAATCATTTGTGTAAACCTTCTTGCCTTCCTTATCTTCATAAGAACCGGTTTGCCATCTGCCTTCAACGACAACCTTTGTTCCCTTCTTTACATACTTTTCAATAAATTCCGCAACCTTGCCGAATGCTACGCATGATATAAAATCCGCACTTGGCTCATTCCCTTTCTTGAATCTTCTATCACAAGCAATCGTAAACTTTGCAACTCCTTTTCCGTCCTGTGAATATCTTACTTCGGGATCTCTTACCAATCTTCCCATTCCAATCCATCTATTCATTTTTATTCTCCTTAATAAAATCTAATGTGTATGATTCGTTAATTGGAATATCAACAAATTTTCGCTTGTCTTCTCGCAAGTGAATTGCCTTCAAAATGGTGATTTCCGTATCATAGCATTGTTGATATGCCAAGCGATATAAATTAAGTTGTAATCCGACATATTCCTTGTCAAGAACCGATGTTCTTTTTATATCTGCCAATCCGATATCATCCCCCATCTTAAGGGCCATATCTAATCTACCGGCCGCAATCGGTTCGCCTTCGTCAAACAATACAATTGGAACTTCATTATCAAGAACTTCAAAGCCATACTTTTTTCTTAAGAACTTAAAGTTCCTTAATTCTTCAATATCGCTTTCTTCCCCGTTCTTGCAATATAATTCGATAACCTTATGAACCTTGGTGCCTTCTTCTGCGGCCTTGTTTAAAACCGCAGAATTAACACCGTCATATTTACCGCCAAATCTCTTCTTAAGAAGTTGAGTGATGCTTGAAACAATAACCCCATTAACCAGGTACATATGTTCATCATCATAATATTCAACTTCGCATTCCTTAATCTTCCAACTTTCCATCTTTAATCTTAATCCTTATTGAATCCTTAACAGGTGAAATCTTGACATATTCATCATACATATCCGGATGCTCTGTGCGGAACTTCTTTGAATCGAATGATTCCTTATCTGTCGGTGAAACATAGTTAATTAACACTTCGTCAGATTCAATCTTCGTGATGTTCTTATCACGCATCTCGCACAATATCCCGTTTCGGATAATGTTTTCGGCAAGTTCTATTTCTTTCTTTCTCTTGTCAAGATCCACGAGCATTGTTATTGTTGCGGTATTAAGAACCGGAACATTATTAACCGACATAATTAAATCATTCATTTTCATTCTCCTTTTCACTCTTAATTAAGTCTTTGATGAAATCTTCTTCATCCTTTTCATATTCGAATGTTATTTCTTCGATTTTCTTATTAACCTTTCTTAATAGTGGCTTACCGCTCATAGACACCATAAAATCCATAATGTCCTTCTGATAAGAAGTATTAATGGTACATACTTTCTTAACATTAAAGTATGCATTTGAATTATCGACTTCAATCAAATCTCCTTCTTCAAGCTTTGAAAAGCCTGGTGCAACGAATAATTCCGTTGTATTCTCACAAATAATCAAATCTATATATGGTCTATTATCCATTTATTTATCCCCCATTTTCTTTAATTTATCAATGATTTCGGATGCCGCCTTAAGGCTTATGTCTTCAATCTTGGCAACCTTCTGTGTTTCAAGAAGCTTATTAAGGTTTTCGCCCGTGTACTTCTCGGATAATATCTTAATCTGCGCAGGTGTTGCTTTTCTTTCGGAAGACTCTTCCTTTTTAGATTCATTTGTTGCATCCGAATCCTTTTCATTGTCGATACAGAACAACCCTGCAAGTGCATATTTTCTTGCATAAGAGGATGCGGCACCGGTAATCTGTGAACCATCCATTCCTTTCTTTTCGGATTCTTCCCTTGCGTGTGCTACCGATTTAATCATTGTATCGGTTTCAAGATCGATAAGTGATGCGGTTGCCTGGACGTATATTCTATCGTTAATGCTTACCATCTCATTTGATATCATTAATACGCATCCGTTTGCTTCACATATTGGCTTTACCGCCTGCAAGATGTCTTCGCAAGATCGATAATTATACTTGCCAAAATCATTTCTTTGCCCTTTTGGAACAAATAATTCCTTCTGAATTGCTGAAAGCTTTGTGTAAATACTCATGTTATTACTCCTTTTCTAAAATATCTCTTGTGTCAACTCCTAATGCCCTTGCAAGATTGATTACCGTACAAACATTGGCATTATTTATGTTTTTTACCTTCTGTTCGTACTTCTGCAAAGTCTGTATTGGAATTCCGACTATCTCCGCAAGTTGCTTTTGCGTTAAGCCTTTTTCTTTGCGGATTCTCTGCAAATTACTCACTATATCATCTCCTTTCCTTTATCATTATATCACTATAGTAATATGAAAGCAATACTAATTTGCGTTTTTTGTCCGGTTGTGGTATTATAATATTGCTTTGTTACTCATGTTACGTTTTTTGTGTTTTTGGGAGCGGTTTAATGCCGCTCCCCCTTTCTTTATTTAATAATTATCTATTATCATTCCAATAAGTAAATCGTAGATTCTTGTTGTTATTTCTTCTTTTTTCAAAAGATTGTCAACATATTCTCCAACCGTCTTTTCACTTGCTCCTGTTCTTATCATTGTTGCAACTTCTTCAACTACTCCATGTCTACTTGTTTTCATATGTTTTGCCTTTCTCCCCGTCAAGTCGTTAGGTCAACTACGTTAATTGGACTAATGCCTTTCGATGATTTAAGTATATCACCATAGTGATATAATGTCAATACCTTTTTCCCAAAAAAAATAAAAAAATCAAGGGTATATTTCAACCCTTGATTTCCGAAAGTTTAGTGTAGAAGTTTTTTAATAATTTAGGATTAAGAACCGCCAATGCATCAATTAATTCATCCACCAATAGCCATACATCTCTCGCAGGCTTACCGGATATTTCTTTTAAGAATTCTGTATTTCCATACTTACCTACTAATGTTTCATTAACCGTGTTATCCCTTTCGTTTGGGTATAGGTGATCTAATACAGTAAATACCGCCGCAAGTTTTTCACAATTCTGTACACTATGTTTGGCATCAATCAATTCATTTATAGCATCTAACAATTCGACTTCGGTAAACATTACCTATCTCCTAACTGTTTCATCCAATTCTTAATCATTCTGCGTGATTCTTCGTCCTGGGCATTATCTTCCATATCTCTCAACATTGACATCATATCACGACTATAACCGCCACGATTTCCGCCACGTTCATAAGAGCCTTCATAAGAACCATCATCATAGGATCTTCCGCTATACATTCTCGAAGAATATCTTCCCATTGAATCACGCTTTGCATTCGAGCCACGGCCCCTTCCACGAGCATATGAATTGCCGGTATCATTACTATATTCACCTTCATCCATCATCGCTTCGGATGTTAAGATGTTCTTCTTAAGGTGTGCAAGCATATCGGCATATTGAACTTCTGCCATGGAAAGTTTGCCTTTGTCGGCTTTACGTTCAAGTTCTTCCATTTCATCACAGATATAATCTATAAGTTTATCCATTGCCATTTCTCCTTCCTATGCTATGCGTGATACCGTCAAGTTTGCATTCTGTACAAGAATAGGCGGCGCAGGTGTTGTTGCCGGTGTTGTACTCTCGGAAGTGTTCTCAACCGATACATTGAAGCAACATCCCTTCGGCACATTAATTATTGCCGTACTTGTTACATTGAAGAAATTGTCTTGTGTTGGCGGATTCTCTGCCGTTGCGGCAGGTGTAACAATTGCTCTACTTGTAAGAATTGGTTCTCCATCAAGAGCCATTGCAACACTTATTGGCCCAACAGTTCCCCCATCCGGGATTGCAATATTTCCGTTGAATGTTACTTGATATCTCGCAAAGCAATTATTAGTGATTCCACGCAAAGTTACAATACCGCTTCCATCTCTGTGGTATACATAACCTTTGTTGCATCCGATAGTTGTGTTCAATGTCACAGGCTGATTCGGATTAACTGTTTGAACTTCGTTCTTCGTAAACTCTGCCATAGAATCACCGCCTTACATACCGCATCCACAACCGCAATTGTTATTGCAAGTAAATATTGGTTGTCTGCCATATACCGGAACTGTAGGAACCGGGCAATTTGATAATCTGTTGTAAAGCTGATCTACTTCGTTTGAGAAGCCTTGTGAAATAAATGCATTCTGCGCCGTTTGTGATGCTCTTAAATCTGCCATATTAAGCTGTTGTCTTAACTGTGCTATTTCGTCATTCTTGGCATCAATCTTATCCTGGCAAAGTTGGTCAAGTATTCTTTGTGTGCCTGCTGTCTGCGATGCAATAATATCTCTTACACCTTCGTTAAGAGCCTGTCTGTCTGCACAATTCTCCGTAGCAACCGTGTACTTAAGGTCTGCAAGACCTGCACGGTTTTCGCAACAACAATTCTGTAATGCGGTCTGTACTCCGAAAATTGATTGCATATTTGCCATCTGACGAGCATTTGCACCTTGCTCAACACCTGCAAAACCATTAGCAAGTGCCATCTGCGTATCGGCACAACATCCACAAAGTTGTGTACTTAAACCATTAATACCATCACGAATGGAATTAATACCATCGTTTATCATAGCATCACGGAATCCATTATTGGTATTGGTGTTAATATTCTGTTGTCCGGTCATAAGCCAAGGGAAATCGTATCCGTTGAATCCACCACCGAATCCATTACCACCCCAACCATTATTACCCCATCCGAGTAATAAAAGAAGGATTACAATTTTGTTATCGTATAGGCTTTTTATCCCATACTTCTTACACTTTCTGTTCGTGTAAGTTCAGCATATCTTTTCAAACTATCCAAGTTCTATTGTTCCAAATGTCTTTAATCGTTGTTGTAGATATATCAAACATTTCAGCCAACTCTTTTTTTGACATTTCTTTATGGCTTCTTATAAAATTAACTTTTTCCCAATTTAGTTTAGCCATAGGATGCTTTTCACAAGTTGGTTGTAATCCATTTTTAACCGCATGAGCCATGTTTTCTTTTTGTGTTACCCATTCTAAATTATCTACATGATTATTTTTAGGATTCCCATCAATATGATTCACTTGTGGTTTATTATCGGGATTAGGAATGTATTTTTCCGCAACCAATCTATGTACAAACATTAGTTTTCCACCTATCGAAACTCTCAAATATCCCATTCCATTAGGTTGTGGTTTTACAGACCTACCCCATTTTTTATTAAAAACATTTCCTTCTTTTGTGATTTCATAATCATCAATAGTGAACTTTTCAAAACCGCTTTTTCTTTTCATGATATTAACTCCTTTAAAGTATAATCCCTACATAGTCATTATATCATAAGTAAAGCGTTTTTCAAATAGTTTGTCGCAGTCTCGTGGGAGAATTATATTCTGTATTACAGGTTCATCTCCTATGCGTTGCCCCTGACTATACTTTTAAATATAGCCTTCGGTTCGGATTAGCATTTCAGCCTTCCCGCTTAATACTGCGATTTAATGTTGGCAAATCCACTTACCAACCCCAATCGCCACCGAATCCGTTTCCACCGCCATAAGCAGGTGCTACAGGCATATAAAAGCCATTACCATTGTTTTCGTCTGTCAAAGCCATAATTTGCTCCTTTCTACCGCTAATTTTTGCGGTTAGCGACTAATCATTTTTGATTAGTCGGTTTTATATCAAAGACTATGCGCATCTTGTCTTTAATATCATCTTTTCATCATTTGTTGAATAATAGGATTGTTTCTTAATTGCATTGCTTGATTTACCTGGTCTTGGGTAATCTGTCCGGTATTAAGAAGATGTTGCAAAATCTCATTCGGATTATTCATATTCTGCGGAATGTTGAATCTTTGCATCAACATCTGCATTGGATTAGCTTTGAATTGCTGATAAGTATTCATTAATCCCGAAAGATTCATATTATTCACCATCCTTCTTTTTGGAAGGTTTCTTGTTTATTTCATCCAAAATCTTGCAAGAATCCTTCTTTAATTCATCGACTTCCGCCCTTAATGATTCAAGTTCTTCTTTTACGGCATTTATTTCTGCAAGCTTGGTTTGAATATCTTCATCCTTCTTCGGATCTGCCTTAATAGGTTCGACATCATCTTCTTTAACAAGTCTGTATTTTTCGAATATAGGTCTATCAAGTTGTGAAAATCCCATTGTTTTTGAATATACATATGGTGCATTTTCGTTCTTGAAGGTAACAGAATTACCAGGTGCAACCGGATAATTCCTTGCTATTTCTTCGCTTGGAACCGTCAAAAAATTAGTTGATTGAATCTGCGGTTGTTGAACTTGTTGTGGCATCTGTTGTTGCATCGGCATCTGCTGTTGATAATACGGATTAAAGTATTGATAAGCCATTTAAAAATCACTCCTTTACCCAAAAAAATAACGGTGTTTCTGCGGAACTATCCCATGCGTCCAATATGTTTCCATCACGGATACAAACCGCATGCGAACCCGTTCCGACAATATAAGTTCCTTTGAAATACTCCCCGGCAAAATCTCGGATAGTATAACAATCTATGCATTCATTCGGTACTATGTACCGCTTATAGCCTTTCATATTAAGATAATCCGCCCATACTTTATTTGAAGAAGGCATATCGCACATCATCAATCCGTGGGCGCACAGATCCATATATACTTCATCCCAAGGACGGTCCATTGCAATTGCAATTGCACGAACAACGCAATCTCCGACATATACACCTTTGGGATTCGGATTCGTTTTAATAAACATGGTCTTACTCCTTTTTTTATTTAAGCATACAAAAAAGCACTCTTTAAATCGAGTGCTTAAGTGGTTCAATAATATATCAATTAAAGTTCATAATGCTTGAAGATAATCGCTTCGTTCTTATAGATAATCCTTTTTATCGTTGAAATTGATAAATAATACTTCTCTGCAAGATTATCATAAGTTAATCCGTGGATTAATCTATCACGCATTATGGCCGCATCCCTATCAGAATGTATATATTCTGATATTATATGTTCAATCATAGAATTTCGGTATTCATTCATTTCTTTACTCTTCCGGTGCCATGGCATTTATCACATTTCTTATAAGAAGTTCCTTTTCCGTACTTTTTCACTTTTTGCCTGGTAATCTTAATTGTCTGTTTTGCCATTTGTTATATCTCCATCATTTCCTATATAATTGTTATGTCCGCTTTCGTTTTCTTGTGTAATCTCGGTTGTGATTACATCATCGAATTGCGATACATAATAAAGCCATCCGGTGTTTGTTCCTACACAAGTTAAAAATATAATAATGCAAAGAATCCATAAGCGCTTGATGATTCTTTCGTATATTGCCGTGACGCATTCGATAGCAAAATCCTTCTCGTTCATCTTTGGTCCCTTCTTATCTTTGATTTTTAATTAAGTCGATGTCTTCTTCCATATTCTTAAGGCGCTCTTTGATTACCGCACTACATTGTTCAAGAAGATACGTCCGTTCCACTACATTATTATGCTTATCAACCTTTTCTTCAAGATTGGTTAACTCCTGCGTGTGTCTGTCTGCTTTCTTCTCTAATGTGTTTAGCGATTCACTATGTTTATCAACCTTATCTTCGAGGGCCTTTAATCTTAATTCGATTATAGCTTTTGTTTTTGAACCCGATGCAAAAGATCCGATTAATGTTCCCAATAGCGCCAATATGCCAACAATTATATTGCTATACTTTTCCATATTCCATCACTTTCTTCTTGAATTTATACCATTCCTTATGGTTCTTATTCCACCATCCATCCCAATATGGACAATGCTTTCCGGTCACATCAAAATGCATAATCACTCGATTACTTGCCACATGATATTTTTTCATTAAATCACAAGTAAGAATCACGGCATTTTCAAGTGTTTTTTCGGATATTTTTCCGTCCGTAGAACATAATTCAATTGATATCGAATTTGCATTGTTGCATTTGCGATGAAGCTTTCCGCCACCGGTTATTCCGCAATCATCATATTTTTCACCACCTACCGCATACGCAATTTTGGTTGGTGCAATTGATTGATATGCAGAAATATCATCAACAAAGAAATTCGCTCCGGCTTTTCGTGTGTTTGATGTCGCATAATATGTTGCATTTGCCTTTGCCGTATCGGTCTTGTTCCCGGTTGCATGAATCACGATATACAATATATCATTAAGGCTTCGGAAGTGTTCTGAATAGGATATTGGCTTGGCCGCAGGCTTGGTATAAAAAACATATCCCATTATTCTTTGTCCTTTCGTGTGAAAAAATATGTAATTATGGCTCCATATGATGTGCAATACAATGCAAGAACTTCTTTACTCGGTTCATCCGGATAAAAAAGCAATACGATAAGTGCAATTGTCATCAATAAGGTTACGATGCTTTTAAGATCGATTAATTTTGCAATTTTTTCCTTTATCATAAAAAACACTCCTTCTTTATTTTTCGATTGCTCAAATTTGAGCCGCCGGAACTACCCCACCAGGATTCGAACCTGGGAATGCGAGAGCCAAAATCTCGTGCCTTAAACCAAACTTGGCGATAGGGTAAGATAGGGCGCATAACGGCTTGGTATGAAAGTAATTCTCCTTACTTAACAATATAGTGCGCCCTTTTCTCAATTCTACTATTCACATAAGCAAATGTCAATGGTCTTACATAGGACGATAACACCGTTACCGCCCTAATGCCATACAAACCGCCCACGATATTGCGCTATATAAGCGTGTGGGAGAAGTTCGTTTTTGCTTATTCTTCTTCCGCACTTTCAACCGTATGGAAAATATGCTCCTTGTACCCCTCAACCGCATCAAGGTTCTCGTCCGCAATCATTACGGTTGCTGAAATAACGTCCTTTGCGCTCCAATAAGTCTGACACCACTTATGGAATGACACCTTCGCCTTGTTAGGGTCTGTGATACCTTCTTCTTTAACGAGATAAGTTCCGTTGCTTACTACTAAAATTGCATACTTCATAATAAATCACTCCTTTAAATTATTAAAATACTCTTTAATAAGAATGTTAATTTTGGCATCTTATTAAACTATATTGCACATTTTTTAAATTCTCCACGGATAGGGATTTGCACCCTATATGTGAACCCTCACGATAGTCGACTTATCTGCGTCTACCTATTCCGCCACCGTGGAGCTTGATTAAACTACTCCACATAACATTTCAACTAAATATGTGTTTGATGAGCCACCTTCCCATAATATCTGTCCGTCCATATCTGCAAAAACAAATATACCATTAGCCGTAGTACACCCGAAGTTGTTAACGAGTGTTCCTGCGTACATATTAGTAATGTTCGGACCTTTTAGAAAGTAACACGCATTAGGCGTTGCACTCTTTGTTCCGAATACTTCGTATGACGGAGAACCTGGAGTCCAAAAACTCTCAATAGTTATAGCACTAACACCGTAAACGTGAGGCGTACCACCGCTTGTAGGAATATTAGCGATTGCGGTCGGAAAATCATCTGCCTTGATTGTATCTGAACTTCCAGTCTTGCTACGAATAGCATTAGCGATTGCCGTGAATAGTGAACTTAATGTTGTATAAGTGTTTGCCATTAGTAACTACCCCCTATCGCTGTTCCTATCGCATTATTGATTGCGGTCGTCATATCATTCAGACACACAACCTTATTACTTGCGCTCGGTGTGCTTGTGAATGTGAGTGCGTCTTGCTTGTTGGTTAAGTCGTTAGTTGTAAGAGTGGTCGGATTAGTAAGCGGATTAGTTGAACCATTATATGACACGGTTAATGTGCGCTTTGCTCCGCTTAACTGTTTAATCGAACCATATACATAACTGTAACCTAATCGAAACGCTAAATCTGAGCCGCTATAATAGAATGTGTCATTAAGTACGGAAGTAGCATATATTCCACCTTTACTTAATTTCGCAACATAAGGCACTTCGTTATTAGAACCACCCCACGATATTAAGTAACTATCACCGAATCGCATACTTAATATGTATGTCGAATCTCCACCGCTTGTACTCGGCTTTAATCCTGCAATCTTTACAAATTCCGCAGTTGTCGAACCAAAATTTACTGTCGGATAAACATCACTTGCGTCTGCCTTACCAACTAACTCACTACCAACATCAACTTCGCTATAATTCGTGTTCTTCGTAAACGTGCCACCGCTTGCGATTGCCTGCGTACACTTACACAACTTACCGCCACGGATAAAGTAGTCACCGATTGCGTAGGCTTTGCTTGAGGTTGTGCCGTCCTCGTGCTTTGCTACTATTTCTTGTGCGTCATAAACCGCATTGCTCGTTATTGCGTTAATATCACCGTCTGTTATAATATCAGTTAACCCGATTGTCGGCTCTGCGTCGTACACAAGGGTTGATTCCGTACCGATTTCAAGTTTAACCGCACGGATTGTATAGCTTTCGCCTTGTTCGAACGTAATCTGCAAAAGACCGCTTGAATTAAGTCTTGCATTTAACGTAGGACTTGACGCATTTAATGGCTTTGAACTTGTATCGCTTGTCTTGACTTGATTTGAATATATTGTACCGTCACTCAT